CCGCAATGGTTTTGCCAGAGAATACTATGGTGAAGCCAAACAAAGTTGGTGTAACTGAACAAAATAATCGTTGACACACTCTAGCAACTAAGTTAATATTGTATCATTAACTTGGGAGTCACAGATGTCACAATCACGTAATTTTTCCGCTGAACAAAAGGCCAAACTTACTCAGTTGTTCAATGAGGGCAGCCAGGTCATGCACGAAATCGAAACCTTGACCGAAGGCCTCAACGACACAGTCAAGGCCATAGCAGAGGAAATGGAAATCAAAGCCAGCATCCTTAAAAAAGCCATCAAGATCGCACACAAGGCCGAGTTTGGCAAAGAGCAACAAGATCACGAATTGTTAGAAAATATTCTCACCACTGTTGGTAAAACTCTGTGACCAGTACTTTCGCCCAGTGGCGAAACAGCATTGGCGATTATGTAAAAAACGACTGGCGGGAAAACCCCTTTCGTTTTTCATTGGAAATGTTGGGTTGGGCCATCAGCATAGGCTGTAGTGTGACCTATGCCTGGACTGTGCCCCACTTGCCATTTATTCCTTTGTACACAGCTTTTATTACCGGCTGCTTGATTATGGCATGGTGTGCCTACACTCGTGGCAGTTTTGGTATCTTGGGCAATTATCTTTTGCTCAGTATTATTGACAGCATAGGTTTGATCAAGCTAATTATACAGCAGTCATAAGGTTCGCCGCCTCAAGGCAAGATTGGTATTTGCACAGCCCAAAGTGTGCATGGGAGAAAGAATTTGAGTTATGTTGATGCACTACACAGCCGCGATGAAGATCGTATCTATGTAGTAGAGCGTGTAGCAGGTGCAAGGAGATACGAAGAGTATCCAGCCAACTATATTTTTTACTATGATGATCCGCGTGGCAAATTCCGCAGTGTTTATGACACACCCGTTGCAAGATTCAGCACACGCAACTTTAAAGAATTCCAAAAAGAAATACGCATACAGTCAGGCAAAACCTTGTATGAACAAGACATCAAGCCTGTGTTGCGATGCTTGGAAGAAAACTACAAAGGCAAAAAGTCTCCGGACCTGCACGTGGCGTTCTTTGACATCGAAACAGGTTTCGATCAAGACAAAGGTTTTGCTGATCCATCGGATCCATTCAACCCAATAACTGCCATCAGTGTTTATTTAGACTGGCTGGACAAATTGGTCACGCTGGTGGTTCCTCCCGCAGGCATGAGCGACGAAACTGCCGCAGAGATCGCACAACACTTTGACAACACATTTGTGTTCCGTGACGAGGGCCAGTTGCTGGAAACATTCTTAGATCTCATCGATGATGCAGATGTGTTAAGTGGTTGGAACTCCGAAGGCTATGACATTCCTTACACTGTGAATCGCGTGACTCGTGTGCTGAGCAAAGACGACACACGCAAGTTCTGTTTATGGAGCCAGTTTCCTAAACAGCGCACCTTTGAGCGTTTTGGCAAAGAGTCAGAAACCTTTGACTTGATCGGGCGTGTGCATATGGACTATATGCAACTGTACAGGAAATACACCTACGAAGAACGACACAGTTACTCATTGGACGCCATTGGCGAGTACGAACTGGGCGAACGCAAGTTGGCCTATGAAGGCACGCTGGACAGTTTATACAACAAAGACTGGCGTGTGTTTATAGACTACAACCGGCAAGACGTGGCCCTGCTGGCCAAACTGGATAAGAAACTGAAATTTCTAGACTTGGCCAATGAAATCGCACACGAGAACACTGTGTTACTGCCTACCACGGCCGGAGCAGTGGCAGTCACAGAACAGGCCATCATCAACGAAGCACACGAACGCGGACTAGTGGTACCCAGCCGCAAACAACGCCTCACAGACGATGACACAGCAGCCGCAGGTGCCTATGTGGCCTATCCTAAAAAGGCTTGCATGACTACATAGGTGCGGTGGACATCAACAGTCTATATCCTTCGGCCATCCAGGCACTGAACATGGCTCCCGAAACCATCGTTGGCCAATTGAGACCCACCATGACCGACGCACATCTTAAAAGCAAGATGCTGGCTGGCAACTCGTTTGCAGCAGCCTGGGAAAATGTGTTTGGATCCTTGGAATACTCTGCTGTGATGAACCGTGAGCGTGGCACCATCATTACCGTGGACTGGGAAGATGGCACCAGCCAAGACCTGTCAGCCGCAGAAATCTGGTCCATGATCTTTGACAGCCACACGCCTTACTGCCTGTCGGCCAATGGCACTATATTCACCTACGAGCGAGAAGGTGTGGTACCAGGGCTGCTGGCACGTTGGTACAAAGAGCGTAAAGAACTACAGAAGAATCTCAAAGAAGCCCGAAGCAAAGAGGACATCGAGTTCTGGGACAAGCGGCAGTTGGTCAAGAAGATTAACTTGAACAGTCTCTACGGTGCTATTCTAAATCCCGGCTGCAGGTTCTTTGACAAACGCATTGGACAAAGTACCACGCTGGTAGGGCGGCAGATCGCCCGACACATGGCGGCATTTATCAACGAAGCCATCACAGGCCGGTATGATCACGTGGGCGATGCCATTATCTACGGTGACACAGATTCCTGTTACTTTTCGGCTTATTCAACACTGAAGCCTCAGATTGATGCCGGAGACATAGTCTGGGACAAAGATACTGCCATACAGATCTATGATACCATAGCGGACCAACTGAATGCTTCATTTCCTGGCTTTATGGAGCAGGCATTCCACTGCCGAAGAGATCACGGTGAGATCATACGCGGTGGCCGAGAACTAGTGGCCATCAAAGGACTGTACATCACTAAAAAGCGTTATGCGGTCATGATCTATGACAAAGAAGGCAAGCGCAAAGATGTCAACGGTGAACCTGGACAGATCAAAGCCATGGGCCTGGATCTCAAGCGTGCCGACACTCCTCGAGTCATACAAGAGTTCTTGCTGGATCTGCTGACTCATGTGCTGCAGGGTTCGGACAAAGACTGGGTGATCAATCAAGTCAAAGAGTTCAAAATCAAGTTCACAGAAAGACCAGCCTGGGAAAAAGGATCGCCCAAGCGTGTGAACAACTTGACCAAGTTTGTGAAAGAAGAAGAGCGTCTGGGTCGAGCCAACATGCCAGGCCACGTGCGTGCTTCCATGAATTGGAACAACCTAAGACGTATGCACAGCGACAAGTACAGCCTACAGATCGTAGATGGTATGAAAGTGATCGTGTGCAAACTCAAAAGCAATCCGCTGAACTTTACATCAGTGGCCTATCCCACTGACCAACTGCATTTGCCACAGTGGTTCCGAGATTTGCCTTTTGATGATGCTGCCATGGAAACAGCAGTGATCGACGAAAAGGTAGAAAACCTGCTGGGTGTCATGAATTGGGACTTGGCCAGTAACACACAGATCAATTCAACCTTTGATAATCTTTTTAGTTTTGATTAAAAAAGTCATTGAAATCAACCATTTTTTGCTGTACAATCTAAATAAACCTCACAAGGAGAAACAATGAGCATCAAAGACACACTACAAGACATCGTGGAGCACACGCACAAGTTAGGCAACATCGATGTTGTGAAAATCACAGGCACAGACAAATCCACTGACCTAGAAGGGCTCAGCGAAGATAAATCGGTGGTGTTGCAGGCCGCTTTCAAAACGCCAGTGGCCGAGTTTATTGGCACCTTGGGTATGCCCAATCTTGGCAAACTCAGCACACTGTTGAACTTAGAAGTCTATAGAGAAGACGCCAAGATCACTATCACACAGCGTGATCGCAACGGCGAAAAGATCCTAGACAGCATCCACTTTGAAAACAAAGACAGCGACTTCAAAAACGACTATCGTTTTATGGCTCCAGAACTGGCCAATGAGAAACTCAAAAAGGTCACGTTCAAAGAGCCTGTTTGGGATCTGGCATTTGAACCCACCATCGCTGGAGTACAAAGACTCAAAATGCAAGCATCTGCCAACTCGGAAGAGCCATTGTTTACTGCCAAGACTGAAAAAGAAGATTTGATGTTTTACTTTGGCGATCACTCAACACACGCCGGTAACTTTGTGTTCCATCCCGGCTGTGGTAACAAACTCAGCCGTGCCTGGAGTTTTCCTGTGAAACAGGTTATTTCCATACTTGATCTGGTAGGCGACAAGCGAGTGCATATCGCATCAGCAGGTGCTGCCATGATCACTGTAGACTCGGGTATCGCTGTGTACAAATACATTTTACCGGCACAGACCAAATGACAGACGCAATCTACGGTTTGATATTGTCTGGCGTGACCTTTGTTGGCATCATGGCATTGATTATTGTGATTGGTAGAACCATTGGACGATGGTTTGGTCCCAGAGAAGATCGATGACCGAACCCGATGATTTGACTGCCAAGCAAAAGGACTATGCTGTTTTCTTGCCGGCTATCTCGGGATTCTATGCCACGTTCATAGGCAAGCAAAGAGATCCGGCCAACGGTCCTTATGTGGATCCTGCCAGGTTCCCACCGGGCATGACTGACATGGAGCAGTTGAACTGGCTCAATGCCAAGCGAAGCATATTCCCTTATCGTTACAGTCTCTATTCCGGCGGACACGCCAATCTTGATCTGGCCAAGCAAGACTGGTCCGAAGACATGGTCCGAAACCGCATTGACTCGGATCCCGACACTGTGATACTGGGCGACTCTGGAGGATTCCAGATAGCCAAAGGCAAATGGGAAGGTGACTGGCGTGCAGGCTCGGGCTGTGCCAAAGCACAAAAATATAGAGAATCCAGTCTGCGTTGGTTGGATAATATCAGTAACTATGCCATGACGCTAGACATTCCCACTTGGGTCATACACGATCGCGAAGCCAACAGCAAGGTTGGCAACTTCCAGTCGGGACAGGAGTTGGTAGATGCTACCAAATACAACAACGACTTCTTTATGTCCAATCGACGTGGCATCAACAACGGTGGCACACGCATATTGAATGTGTTGCAAGGTGACAATCACAGTGCTGCAGACTCCTGGTATGATACCATGAAACACTACTCGGATCCTGGTCGCTATCCCACAACACACTTCAACGGCTGGGCCATGGGCGGACAAAACATGGCTGATATGGAACTGATACTGCGCCGTTTGGTAACCTTGCGATATGATGGATTGTTGCAGCAAGGTGTGCATGATTGGATGCACTTCTTGGGTATCAGCAAACTAGAGTGGAGCTGTCTACTGACAGACATACAGCGTGCCATACGCCGACACGTGAATGCCAACTTTACCATCAGTTATGACTGCGCAAGCCCATTCCTGGCCACTGCCAACGGTCAGGTCTATTACGAAAGCATCTTTGAGCACGATGGTAGATTCAGTTATCGTATGGCTCCTTCGGCCGACGACAAGAAGTATTCCACAGACAACCGGCCCTGGGCCACGGGTGTGATAGCAGATGGCATCTATGAACGTTGGGAAGATAGTCCTGTAAGCCAGATGTTGCGTATGCGAGATATTTGTATCTATCGGCCTGGCGATCTAAATAAAGTAGGCAAGGAAGGCAACACATCTTGGGACAGTTTCAGTTATGCGCTGTTGATGTCACACAATGTTTGGACACATATCCGTGCCACGCAGGAAGCCAATCGACGTTATGATTCAGGTGTGATACCAGCCATGTTGCGCAATCAGATCAGCGGAGATACTTTTCGCGACATAGTAGAAAGGATTTTCTCTGCGCAGACCCGAGATGACAGCATGGCCATCATTGATCATTATCACAACTACTGGATGGAGATCATTGGTGTGAGAGGATTCAAAGGCAAAAAGGCCAAAAACGCCAACACTAAATTTAATGAACTTTTTACCATTAGTTAGGAGAGCAAAGTGTACGAAAACCGTATCAAGCATTTGGAAGAGATGCACAGGATCTTGGACAAAAAGATTGATGTTATGGAAAAAACCGGAACCTTTGAAGACAATCAATTGAACGAAATGAAGAAACAAAGGTTGCTTTACAGAGACGAACTTGCTAAACTAAGAAAATTACAATACGAAATAGATCAAGAGGTTGGCCACGATGATTAGATTAGGGCACGAATCCGCAGACTTCTTTTATGGCATAGAAGTAGAACACACCCCGGCACATGGTTGGCCGACCTTGTTTGTGATTGGGTGTCAATCCATAGAAGATATAGAATCTGCCTTGGCCAAAAGCACCGGCGAAACTAGACACATCTTTTTTGGAGCCAATGACAGTTTTCAACCAGCAAATAACGATGACTATGTCAACTGGGAAAATGTCATTGAAACTTTTTTAGATCGAGGATATTGGTGCAGCCTAGACATACCTTTCCAGTATGTGGAAGAATTCAACGACGGGGGACTATGCGAGCAGGATAGATTCATACCCATAATCAAAGTGCCCATACCTTATATAAAATTATGGAACTATAACACCTGCGTCAAGATCGACGACAGAGATTTTGCAGCCACCAATCCCGGTGTGTGGGTGCATAATCTGCAGGATCTCAAGCGTAGATCACGATTCACCGACTGGAGCCGATACGAAAAGGACGAAATAGTATGAACACACAAAGACAACTGAGCCTCATTGAACAACACCAGCGCATAAGTAATCATGCACAGCGAATGATCTGGGTCACTTTCACACGTGAAGGTATCCACCGCTACCCAGCAGCGGCCACTGATCCCCGGCTGGCCACAGGTGATGAATATGATGTATCGTTTCTTGCTAGTCCTCATCGTCACATTTTCCATTTCCGGGTGTCAATCGCTGTTATGCACGACGACCGCGATATCGAGTTCATCCAGTTCAAACGCTGGCTCTTGTCAATGTACTCGCCATCCGGATCCCTGGGTTCAGAGCTGTCAAATCGGACCGTTTCCCGTGATCAAGATGGAACTGAACTGGCACCGACCTCTCAACTGGAACTCAACAACCGAAGCTGCGAAATGATCGCAGAAGAGTTGTACCATAAAATAGCCCAAAGATATCCCGACCGAGACATTGAAATCGAAGTCTCGGAGGATAATGAAAACGGATGCAGAATCCGTTACAACACCACCATGCCACATCAATCAGTGAGGATCTAAAATGGCCAAATTAGCAATCAAACATAATCCGCGTGCTACACAGGTCTTGGATGACCTTGAACTGTATCTGGATTTTTGCCGCAAGGCTGGATACAAGTTCGACGAACGGGACCTGTACAACTACAAGGCCTATCCATATCAACAATACTTGAAATGTCAGCAGGGCAAGAATTACAAAGACCAGTGGTCCGAAGATGCCCGTAGATTAGGGTGTGCAATCTAATGCGACGACTTTACTACATGGGCCTGGAGCCTTACAAAGCTCGTTATACCTTGCAACTACAGGACTGGAACGAGCGTGTGTTCCGACAGCGCGGCATAGATTATGTACTGGTTCCCGGTGATACTCTAACCACAGATCAGGCTATCGTCACAGGACAGGTGTTAGACGCACATGGCCGTTCATACTTTGGCATGAGCCAGATAATGAATCTGGTTAAACTCATGAAGGAAGGAGAAGTCACCAATGAAGATGTCATCTACTTCGAAGACATGTTCCAGCCCGGAATCGAAAGTCTCCCTTATATCATGGATCAAGTGGATTCCCATATGCGTCCTCGTGTGTATGTGCGGTGTCTTGCTCAAAGCATCGACCCTGATGACTTTGTACACGTCTGGAATATGCAGAAGTGGATGGGACTGTATGAAAAGATGGTGGACTCGTGGGTGACTGGTGTGTTGGCCAGTAATGAAGAAATGGTAGCACACATGAAGATCGCAGGTTGGACTGCGCCTATCTACAATATTTCTGGACTTGCCTTTGGCAAGGAAGAAGTGCGTGGTCGTGTCACAGGTGAGTTGAAGCCATTCAAACAGCGCAGCCAACGCATAGGCTTTGCCGCACGCTGGGATCAAGAAAAACAACCAGACTTTTACATGGATCTCATTGAGGCCTGGTATGACGAAGCACGCGGTGGACCTTGTACCACGGTGGAGTTTGCTGTGTTCTCGGGCAGTAAACTACGCAGCAACAATGATGACTACATGGCCTGGACCAGAGATCTACAGCGCCGTGGACTGTTGCGAGTGTATGAAGACTTGGACAAAAATGATTACTATGCCTTGCTCAACGACACTCGTGTGCTGTTTAACTGTGCCTTGCAGGATTGGGTATCCAACACAGTTAGCGAAGCAGACACGCTGGGGGCCAATGTTCTATATCCTGCCTACAGATCGTTTCCTGAAACATTTGCCAACGATCCCGATCGTCTTTACATTCCGTGGTCAATAGATGATGCGCTGGCCAAACTCAAGAAGTTGATGGCAGCACCGCATCCGTTGCAAGGCCAAATTTCCAACTACACTGATAAAACTATCGATCGTATCTGCGATGTGTTGCAGGGCAAGGGCGAACGTCTTTTGCGCATGGATCGAGATTACAGGAAACACTGTGCCAAAAGCAAATACTAAACGATACATAATCACAGGAGGTTCGGGCTATATCGGCAGTCACACAGCCCGTGCTCTGCGGCAGCACGATCCCGAATGCAGTATCTGGATCATTGATCGACAGTTAAGAGAACATACCTTAAAGTCTGTGGATCTGTACACTGAAAGCTGTTTTGCTGATGCTATCACTTTGGAATGTATGGTTGACTATCAGCCCACGGCAGTGATACATTGTGCCGCAGATCATGTGGTGCCCGACAGCGTGATTGATCCTGATCGATTTTATCTCAACAATGTTGTGAAAACACACAGCCTATTGAGCGTGTTGCGTCGTATCAAACAACCGCCGCAGGTGTTGTTTAGTAGCACAGCAGCGGTCTATGGCAACAATGAAAACGTGCCCATAGAAGAAACAGAACCTGTGGCTCCTATCAATGCCTATGGCAATACCAAAGTGGCCATAGAAAATATGCTGGCAGATTACCATCGTGCTTATGGTCTCAATTCCGTGATTTTTAGATATTTCAATGCAGCCGGTGCAGAACCCAATGATCATGATCTGGGACAGCCCTGGGGCGCTAGCCACATAATCGCAAGGATACTGGAAAGCTATCTTGCACACGAACTGTTTACCTTGTACGGTCAGGACTATGACACACCGGATGGAACCTGCGTGAGAGATTATGTACACGTCTGGGACATAGCACAGGCACATATCTTGGCCTTGGATTATCTTGATCGCTGTCCTGGACATCATGTGTTTAATCTTGGCACAGCACAGGGTATCAGCAATCAAGAAATCATCCAGGCCATTGTTTCAAAATTTGGTGGATTTGATCTCATGGTAGACAATCGACGAGCCGGAGATCCTTCTAGATTGGTAGCCAGCAACGGCCGAGCTCGAAAACTGCTGGGCTGGGTGCCACGATATAGCGACCTAGATACCATAATTGAATCAGCGTATGAATGGTATCACCAAAACTATTGCGAAAACATCAAAGAAAGTGTATAATACAACATATGAGTGAAAAAACCCTAGCACAAGCATTGAGAGAAAAGATGCGGGCCGACGGCAAAAGATTCTGGGCCGGAGACAACATATCAGAATATATCCATTGGAGTGACCGTGAACGTTTGTTGCAGGAAACCACTGCGGCATTTGAATTGGTGTTAGACAGTTTGCTGATTGATCGCGAAACTGATCCCAATAGCCGAGGCACTGCACGTAGATTGGCCAAAATGTACTTCAATGAAATCATGGCCGGACGCTATGATCCCGCTCCTGACTGTACTGCTTTTCCCAACGACTCCGAGGATCGGTACGAAGGTATGTTGGTAGTGCGGTCAGAGATACGCAGTATGTGCAGCCATCATCACCAGCCTGTGGTGGGTGTGGCCTATATCGGTATACTGGCGGCACAGAAGTTGATCGGACTTTCCAAATACACACGCATCGCACAATGGTGTAGCCGTCGTGGCACACTGCAAGAAGAACTGTGTAATGACATCGCCAGAGAAATCATGCGTGCCACTGATTCAAAGGACGTGGGTGTTTATATCCAGGCCACACACGGATGCTGTGAAAATCGCGGCATCATGGCACATTCTAGTCTTACACAGACCACAGTGCTACATGGTGCCTTTAGATTCGATCCTGCAGTAAAGAAAGAGTTCACCGACAACATCAAACTGCAACAGGACTTTGCACCCAGATAAGGATTATTGAATGCAGGTACGAGTTAAAGAAAACAACGAGGATTTTGGTAAGTGCGGTTGCGGGCGAAGTCCCACAGGATATTGTGTAGGTTGGCACAATCTCACAGAAGATCAATATAAAGAAAAACTCAAAGATTGGGAATTTGCCAATTATCAAAAAACCGCACAAGAACTATGGAATGACAGTTGTACCAGCGCCAGAGATCAAACTAAATAGTGGTATGGATACCGTACCCGAATACTATTTTAGTAAACACGAGTGGGACAGATTAGGCTGTGGGCCGCTGCCCCCCGAGCGTGATAAAGATCTTCCTGAGAATCAGGAAAAAATTAGGCAGAGTCTAGAGGCTATGCAACGCTGGCTAAAAGATGGAACTAGTCAAGTATCGTGATGCAGGATTGCCCACGTACACATATTTTTGGGTGACTCCAGAAAATCGTGTGGTTGGTCCGTATTTTGACTCTGAGCAGGAAGCACGGGATTGGTTGGCACAGAATAGCAGCAGTGAAGAAAAGGGTTTAGTAGAGGTAGGCTTAAAAGAAGCATGCCTCAAAACAAAATTGTAGTTTAATGCCTTGACAGAAAGGTGTTGCGGACTCGGGGGCAGTGCCCGAATGGTCCACCATAAGCACACTAACCTTTGGGTGTAGTCCGTAAGGATCAAGAGATAACTTCAAAGACCCCATATAACCAAGTTAGTGTGCTTTTGATGGGCCATACACAGTTTCGACGTGACAACAAGTATGAACAGGATCTACACAGTAGGCGATGACTGTAAATCAAGCAAAACCTATAGACGCTAACGCATCTAACGATGAGGTCTTTGCTCTAGCAGCATGATCTCCGGGGCAGTTATGCCTTGTTACCCAAAATAGCAATAGGCTCTTCGGAGCCTATTTTTACGATAATTTTCCAGAATTGTCAACGGGTGGGTGGTCACAGGCGTTAAATAAGTGTAGGGATAGAAACCCTGCATAACTTAACCAAAGAAAGGTATTATCATGAAATCAGTCGTTATCGCTGTTGCATCGTTGTTTGCCGTTTCTGCTTTTGCTCAGGCTCCGGCCCCTGCAAAGAAAGATGAAAAGAAAGCTGCTCCTGCTGCTGCTGCTCCTGCTGCCGCTCCCGCTAAGAAAGAGGAAGCCAAGCCTGCTGCTCCTGCTGCCAAGAAAGACGAAAAGAAAGCTGAAGCAAAAAAGTAAGAGCCAGATCTCGGGTCTGGGGCGGCAGAGTTGTTGTCAAGTATAAGCCCGCAGATTTGGAAGATGGCGGCGGAGATCTAGTTCAGTTTTGGGATTTCCACCAGGGTTATAAAAAGCCTAAAATTACACGATCTCAGGGATTGATTCAAAACCATGCAGATTATATCAAATTTAGGCTTGCTCTAGCCCGTGCTCAAGCAGTAGAATCTGTAGAACAAAAGGTAACCTAAGGGTTACCTTTTTTTTGCAGTGCAGTTAAAACAGGCATACATACTAGTTGACTGGGGCAACCCTATCATTAACCTTATAAGGAAATACAATGAAAAAACTACTTACAGCAGTACTTTTGGCCGGTGCTACCACAGTATCTGCACAAAATGTCACAGTGTACGGCGTTATCGACACAGGTGTACAGAACTACAACACCGGTGCCGCTAGCGTGACTCGCGCCACTGATGGCATCCTGGCTACCAGCCGTTTGGGCTTCCGTGGCACAGAAGATCTTGGTGGTGGGCTCTCAGCAGGTTTCACCTTGGAAGGCAAAGTTACACCTTCCACAGGCACACTTGGTTCTACAGCAACCACAGGTCAGGCATTTGATCGTGAGTCTTCCATATTTGTCGCAGGCAAGTTTGGAGAGATCCGTGTAGGCAAAACTGACATCTCTGCTGCAGAAGGTGTAGACACCTTGACCACGCAGGCAGGCAACTTGGGTTTCCATGCTGCCAACGGCACAGCAGTTGAGCTCGGCGGCGATGCTTCCAGCACAGTTCGTTATACCACTCCCAAGTTCAGCAACTTCTCTGCACAGATTGGTCGTTCCACCAATGCCAACGGTGCTACCACAGACGCTGGCACAGAGCTCACAGGTTACAGCGTGACCTATGATGACGGCAAGTTGAAACTGATCGCCGGTACTGTGAAGTTGAACGCAGCCACCACAGTGGCCGAGCGTGACTTCACTGCCTATGGTGCAGCCTATAACTTTGGTGTTGCCAGTGTTGGCGCATCATATGCCACAGGTGATGTATCTACCACAGGCGATGTCAAGAGCACTGTAAAGCAGGCTTCAATCCGTGTTCCTCTTGCGGCAGGTTTGGCAGCACATGGTGTTTATGCCATTACCAAAGATGGTACACAGGCCACAGCAGGTGAAGGCAAAGGTTATACTGTTGCTTTGACCAAGGCCCTGAGCAAGCGTACTTCGGTATATGCAGCTTACACTGCTATCACCAACGAAGCAAATGCTACCATGAGCATGGTAGGAACCACAGCAGGTACAGCAGGTCTTGATCCCAAGGCCACAACTGTTGGTATCAGCCACACGTTCTAATCGTTGTTGACTCCAATAAAAACCCGCCTGGTGCGGGTTTTTTATTAAATACACAATCATGACACAATCGAGATACAACCAATTTGACATCGGCGGAGAAGTGATCAAAGACAACGAAACCTATCGTTTGACAGATAACAAGAGTCTACGAAATCTTGTATTAAGTCAAACTGTGCTGCATCGCGATCAACAGACTCGTGGGCATCGCCATCCTGGCCAAGAAGAAGTCTATTTCTTTATCAGAGGAAATGGTAAAATGATTGTGGGAGAAGAGACCGATCAGCCTTTTCCTGTGAGTGCCGGAGATGTTATACTGATAGAAGATGGTGTGTTCCATCGTGTGATCAACAACGGTGACACAGACTTGATTTTCAATTGTGTGTTTGATGGCAAAAGAAATCATTAATTAATACAATCAAACAGCGGCCTTTTTCGGCGTCATCCCGCTTTACAAACTCTGCCGCCTATGCTATAATCTAACATAGGAGAATTTGTTATGTCAAAGCAATCACGCATCTATCAGTATGTCAGTACCAAAGAATACCACAATGCCTTTCCGTGTGCCTATCGCCAATGGCGTGCCGACAGCCATTGTAACTTGATACATGGTTATGCCTTTTCAATGAAGTTTTATTTTGGCACAGACAGTCTGGATGCCAGAAATTGGGCTGCTGACTACGGTGGACTCAAAGAACTAAAAGGCATATTAGAAGACCAGTTTGACCATACGTTATTGGTGGCACAGGACGATCCCGAATTGGCCACATTCAAACTGTTGCAAGAAAAGAAGATGGCCAAACTTACCATCCTGCCCAGGTTGGGCTGTGAAGGATTGGCCGATATGCTTTACAAATATATCAATGGAGTGTATATTCCAGATATGTGGGGCCCAGGCGAAGCCGAAAGATTGTGGTGCTATCGCGTGGAAGTTCGTGAAACACAGTCCAACATGGCCTTCCGTGAAGGACATCGCGAATGGAACGAAGATCTATTTCTATAAGGAGAAATCATGTTAGATCGAATATTATCAGGCGTTGATCGTGCGCTGGCCTACAAGTTGATGCTGGCCCACATCATTATTATCGCAGTCAGCAACTACATTGTTCAGTTCAAATTCAACATTTTTGGTAATCCTTTGGCCGCTGCCGCATTTACTTTTCCCCTAGTAGTGGTCTTGACAGATCTCACGGTGAGGCTGATTGGCAAAGAAACTGGTCGTGCTGTGATCAACTTGGCATTTATTCCTGCCATCCTTGTGAGTATGCTGGTGGTAAAACTAGGTGGTGCTCCAGACTCTGTGGCATTTCGTATTGGCCTGGGTTCAGGTGTGGCATACTTTATCAGTAACCTGTTGGATGTGTATGTGTTCCAGTACATCAGAGAAAGATTTGCCACTTGGTGGTATGCACCGGCACTGAGTGCAGTGGCTTCAACATTTATTGATACCTATGTGTTTTTCTTCACAGCATTTTACAAAGGCGCCAATGAGTTCATGGCTGCCAACTGGTTCACAGTGGCCACCAACAACAGTTGGGCCAAGATCTTGGTAAGCCTGTTGGTCATACTGCCTTTTTATGGCATACTGCTCAACCGACTGCAGAAGCGCTTTGAATCTAGTAAGTCTGCATGAATAGTGTAGTAAAAATATGGGCTCGGGCCACAGGTCATCTCATGGGCAATACCGACGATGACCGGCCCGATGTTCCTATACTGACTTTACGAGAAGCAAAGATAGCCCTGTTCCTTAAAACGTTCTGGGTGATCATACACGTGGTAACCTGTTTTTTCATCATGGCAAACATCATTAGACATTGGTAAAAATCTACTATGAGCGAACTTGAATCTGCATTAGACTCTAAACTGGCACCTTGGACCGAGATCGAATATCGCACTCGGCACTACTGGGTATTTCTAGATGCTTATCCTGTTACCGAAGGACACCTGCTGTTTGTGCCTGTGTCACAAGGTGCCGAAGATCTATGGGAATGTTATCGCGCAGCTTATAAGTTTGCGTTCGATGGCATCGAGTGCGGTCGTTGGCAGGGTTTCAATGTGGGCCAGAATGTGGGACAGGCCGCAGGTCAGACTGTGATGTATCCACACGTACACATGATTCCACGCCGGCATGGAGATATGCCTGATCCACGCGGCGGAGTGCGTCACGTGATTCCAGAAAAAGGAAATTATCGAAAATGACCGAAAAAATCTATGTGAACCACACAGCAAACCTGGTGAGAGAAGTGTTGCGCCAGATGCATCAGGACTCGTGGAAACCCGACTACATCGTGGGCATCACACGAGGTGGATTAGAACCTGCCAACATGATAAGCCAGTATTTGGAAATACCCATGCAGGCTTTGAACATCAGTCTGCGTGACTCAACCATGGGCCCCGAAAGCAATCTTTGGATGGCCGAAGATGCCTACGGCTATTTCCGCACCGACGACTTGCCTGGCTGCAGTAACCCGCATCATCGCAAAAACATCTTGATAGTGGACGATATCAACGATTCGGGTGCTACCATGCAGTGGATCCGAAATGATTGGCAAGCAAATTGTATGCCCACGGATCCGGTATGGTCAGAAGTTTGG